CGGCGAGCCCCTGGTGTTGGGGCTTGCCGTGATGGGAGAGAACAGTGTTCTGTTTATGCTTCCATTGCTATGCTTAGGATTTCTCTTGGCATGCTGCACGGGCGCCGCGCTTTATTTGCGCGTCGCTTACAGTTTGCCAGTTAGGGGGGAGAATTTGCGTGGTGATGGACACACTAGCGTATACAGGAGACACTGGTTGGAAAACACGGCGCGCGTCCTGGTCAGATGCTTGCCGTACAGTTCCATTTACTCAATTATGGGTCGTTGGGATACAACGAGGAGTTACACTTATTATACACACGCAGGATTCATTGTTCGCGTGGCCATTCCTAAGATCTACCAGGAAGCCACAGTAGCAATCACCGAATCCTGCACTCGCGTTGTGGGTTCTGTTTACCGCACGCTTGGTTTTGAAACCGATTTGGGCTGGCTGAGTCGGAGCATGTTCTTTGTGCATAAGTGGCTTGGGGAAAACGCCAGTTGGAGGCAGCCTTATACCTTCAACACGGTGAGTTTGACGGGCGTCAGAACTTGGACGCACGTTAACCCGGTAGCCGGCAGGCTACACCAAATGGGATTCGATCTGGACATTATTGATTGGATCCCTACAACCATACAAATAATTTGCGTGATAGCTGTGTTCGCGCTCATTACCTGTCACATCGTTAGATTCCTCCAAGAGTTAGCAACCATGCAAGACGACATTACTTGCACGCTACTCGATGGCAATACCACCACCGCCGATGTTGAATCTGACGAACCTGTACCCGCCGGCGATGCGGAGTACATCTCTCGGCGTACACTACGTACACGTTGTCGGGGACTACCAAGACGCTTGCACGCCAGGTCTATAGATCTGCGTCATGATCTTTGTCGTCTATTGTCCCCCGACACAAAAGTAGACACCGCTGAGAATCGGTTACTCGTCGCCGGGAAAGCCCGGAGAGTAGCCTCCAGTCTCAAGTCTCAGGACAAAAGTTTTTCCTCCCTCCGCAGAAAGGACCTCACCGCAATAATTGAATCGGCGGTTGAGCTTTATTTCGTGCCCACGGATGATGAACTCCAAATCCAGGAGCAGTTTGACTGGAACCCGGAGCATATAGCGAGGAAGGAGCGCTATAAGCACCGGATGCCTCCGTCCCTATAAGGAGGACTGTCCAAGTGTGAAGGTATCTCAACACGCACCGCTGTCCCTGATGCGGTGGGGGGGTTGAGAAAAGGTGAGAGCCTTGAATACACACTGGACGGTCAGGGTACGGAGAAGTCCCGGAAGTTCTATAAATTCTGGGAAGGTGGAGGCAATCGCTATACTATCCCTAACAATGATGTGTCAAGTGTTTTACACGCCATCATAGAAAGGGTGTTCTACGTCAAGAAGGAGGGTGTTTTCCAGCGCCCGCCAATGTTCACTGCAAACAGACATCGTGTCGATCATTTCATAACCGGAGTGGTTGGCGCGGCTGGCAGCTTATTCCCGTGTACTCCAGAGCAATTCTGTGATCGGTATGTCGGTAATAAGCGAAGGTTATATGTCAATGCAGTGGCCAGTTTGCTAGAGCAGGGATTGGAATGGAAAGACAGCGTTATCAAAATGTTCACCAAGGCAGAGTACATCAAGCCTGGTGGAGTTCCACGCGCCATTCAACCGAGATCCCCACGTTATAACGTTTGCCTGGGCTGCTTCCTTTCGCCCAATGAGCATGAAATTTTCAACGCTATCAATCAGTATTATGTTGACAACACTTTCATACATCCAGAACACATCACCATCGCTAAAGGCATGAATATGGTGCAGCGAGGTGAAGCCATCGCGGACATGTGGGACCATTACGATGACCCCGTCTGTGTTGGTTTGGATGCGTCTAGGTTTGATCAACATATAAATGAAACTTTGCTGGAATTGGAACACTCAATATATTTGAAATTATTCGGAGATGTTGAGGGTCCCATAGGAGAAGTGAAGTTGAGCACATTACTGAAATGGCAGCGTAGGAATACATGCACTTGGAAGGAAGGTGGAAGCAGGGTGAAATATAAAACAATAGGATGCCGCATGTCGGGTGATATGAACACTAGTCTTGGGAATATTATCATCATGACCATGTTGTGGGCGACCTTCCAGAAAGAGACCGCACTCAGGTTCCATCTGTTAAATGATGGAGACGATTCTTGTATTATTTGCAGCCGTTCGACTGCCAAGAAAATAATCAAGAAGGTTGAGGAGTGGTTCTTGGAGTTTGGCATTACAATGGTAGTTGAAGGAGTGTTCGACACCATTGAAGAAATTACTTTCTGCCAAGCTCGCCCTGTCTGGAATGGCCGCAATTACTATCTCTGTCCGAACCCAAATAAGAGGTGCTTCAGTGACATCGTCTCGATTAAAGATATGTCGGGCTCTAATTTCAATAAACAACTAGGCGCTATTGCAGCGTGTGGACTCGCGTGTAACGGAGACACACCTGTTTTACGCTCAATGTACAAGAAAATAGGGTGCGGCGTTGAAATGTTCATACCAGACAAGTCACATCACCTCTATAAGTTCAGACAGGAACTTATAGATGGTTTACAACCGCGATATGGGGAACCAACACCAGCCCATAGAGCATCATTTGAACGTGCATTTAATATTTCACCGGCGGAACAATTGTTGTTGGAGCGATTCTACGAGAATCTACCAACATTAACACCAAAACTTGTCAAGGATAGATTATTTTGTCCAAGAGAATTGTCCATCCTTGAACCAACATTAAAACAGCATGACGAATACGAAGACCAGGAGGAAAGGTTACCAGCAGACTTTCCCCCAACAGAGCCGATAAGGTAGACGTGGAACGGTACGCCGAACCGCGCTATGATTTGAAAATCATATCGTTCTTGATTACGGACCGACCCTGGGCCTGACGGAGGCAGGGGAGCGGTAACGCCTGAATGATGAAGAGAGGAGAGTTCTTTAACTCAGACTGGATCATGAGTGCCTCTCAATAAACATCGGTTTATGATCCACCGTCAAGCTGTTTTGTGGTTAGGGTACCATGAAACAAGTTAAATTAATGCCCCGCTAAAACAACAACAAGAAACAATAACAACAACAACAACAACAACACCAACAACACAAGAAAGCGAACAGTACAGCGTTCGAACGCGCCAAGTCTTACGCAACTTACGGACGGAGTACGTGTTAGGCATCGTGAGTATATCACTAGCATTACTAGGGTTAATTCTGGCTATCAAATCTGGACTTCTACAGGAATATTAATGGAAGCCCCGAAAGTGATTTCAGTCAACCCCGGTGATGGGGAGTGCTTCCCTTGGCTTAGCAACATAGCGCCAAATTTTGAGTTCTACGTCATCAATAGTCTCAAATTTGCTTATAAGTCGAGTGTCTCATCATTCACTCAAGGAGCGATAGCGATTACTCCGGAATTTGATCCACACAATCACAAGCTAGGACCCCCACTCAGTTTGACAGAAATGTTGAACAAAGAAGGGGCTGTCAAAGGGAATGTGTGGTCCGACTGCCAATTAACCGTACAACCGAGCCGCTTGCGTGACAAGAAATTAGTCCGACCTGAACATCACACAACTAGAACCTCAGAACATTTGAGGCAAACCGATTTAGGGCAGATTTATATTGCCCTGTACAATATCGGAGAAGCTGATGTCACAGGAGCGTACGGCGACCTATACGTTGAGTACGACGTCACCCTCAAGAGCCCAAATTACATGAACAAATCCATCAAGTCTCATCGATATGAAGGAAAGTACGTCTTGGAAGGGCAGACAGGAAGATTCCCCCCGCTCTTAGGGGGAACAGCTGATGGTACTCCTACAGGCCCCAGCAAACTCACAACCAACTTCGAAAACCATGGCCATGAACATTCCACTCTAGGAGTCTCTATAACTAATCAAACAATAGGGACATCTACTGGAATACCCTTGGAGGCATCTCGCATACGATTCGAGGAGCCATTTCACGGCAAAGTAATATACTATTGCAAGAACCACCTCGGGACCATGGACCCAGGAAGCGCCCCAATTCTGTCTGCAGATATCCCAAATGGGTTAATCTATGGAGCAGGGTACGAGCCCCAAATCAAGGCTCGTGCGATAAAAGACAGCGGAGCGAAACCTGGAGGTACAGGAAGAGATTGGAATTGGGTGTGGGATGTCGTAGCAGCTGCAGGAGCAGTTTTAGATCTCAGCTTCAACGGAACAGGCACACTCGCCGC